TCTATGTATAGATAAGCGTTCCCAGTGCGCTCTGTGATATACCTTCGGCCTGTATGCGCATAAAGGTACTCAGTAGGTACTTAGTATCATCTCCCGGCGGGGACCGGGAGATGGTACTTAGTACCGCCTCCCTCCCTATAGTAAAGGCTGTTTGTCCCACAGTTTTTACAGATACTTCACATCTAATTATCAGATGCCCGGATGGGACACCACTATGTTAAGGTAAGGGCGCATACACGAACGGAGACAGAATGCCGCAAAACGGTGGTGGACAAGGCTGGCATTGGGATGACGAAAGCGGCCAACAGGTCATGCCCGACCGATGGCAAGACTTCCTAGAGTGGCTACTCAGAGGACCAGAACGCCAACCACGCACACAGCGTGATTGGGCAACCGAAAATAAAATACATGAAGATTCCCTGAGGCGAATCAAACGTGACCACCGGTTCATTAAAGAATGGGACCGGCGTGCAGCAGAACTGAACATCAACCCGGAACGGGTTCAGAGCGTAATCGACTCGCTCTGGCAGAGGGCTTCCGATGGCGATGTGAAGGCTGCGTCTTTGTATCTTCAGTATATTGAGAAGTTCACTCCGCGTAGGAAGATCGTTGTGGATGACGAACGGGACATTGCGGCCTTTTCAGATGAGCAGTTGGCTTCCGCTCTGGAGGCTGAGGTTAAACATTTAAGGATGGTGGCAAGTGCCTAAGGTTGGTAATAAGCATTATTCGTATTCTGCTAAGGGTAAGGCGGCTGCTAAGGCGGCTGCCAAACGTGCGGGTAAGAAGGTGACTCACGCTAAGAAGCGTAAGTGACGGTGGGCGCTATGCCGGGTTTGGTGTTGCGTGACGGAGAGTGGGTTCCTTATTATGAGATGGAGGAATCTTTAGGAGAGAGGCCGTCTGTTGATCCGTTTGCCGATGATGAGCCGCTTGTATGCGGCGTTGAAACCCCTGAGGTTTGTGAGTCGTGTCAGTGAGGGATTGGATTTTGTGCGGGATGGTGACTGCCCTGTTCGCGTGTGTTGCGTTTACGGTTTGGGGTTTGGGTCGGATGTTACAGTCGTTGTTCGATTAGATGGGTCGTGTGAATGAACTACGGCAGGAGGCCGAGTGGCGCCACTGTGTTGCGGATGAGTCGCATTTCTTACGCATGTATTGGAATATTGCCCATCCTGCTCATGGCCGAATACTGTTTAATCTTCGGAATGCTCAGTCTGAGGCTTTAAAGCGGTGGGATAATAACCGTTATTCGTTGACGTTGAAGGCCCGACAGATTGGGTGGACGACGTTGGTGGCTGCTCACCAGTTTTGGTTGGCGTTTTTCAGGGAAGATCAGAACATTATTGATTTGTCGCGTACAGAGCGGGAAGCGGTGCTGCTTTTGCGTAAGACGAAGTACGGGTTTAAGCATTTGCCGTTGTGGATGATCGAACGTGGTCCTGAATCAATGGTGGATCATCAGCAGAGGATGGTTTTTAGCAATGGTAGTCAGATTACTTCGATGCCTTCGGCATCGGATCCCGCCCGTGGCGAGTCCGCGTCGCTGGTTGTGGTTGATGAGTGGGCGTTTTTGCCCAACCCGGAGGAAGCATGGGCTTCGATAGAGCCGGTTGCTGATGTGGGGGGTCGAATTATTGGCCTTAGCACGGCGAATGGAAGTGGAAACTTCTTTCACCACCTTTGGACGGGTGCCACGACGGGGAACAACAAGTTTGATGCCATGTTTTTTCCGTGGTCTGCGTCTGAGGACCGGGATGAAGCGTGGTATGAGGGCAAATGTAAGTCGATGTTGCCGTGGCAGTTGGCGCAGGAGTATCCGACGAGTCCTGAAGAGGCGTTCGTAAGGTCTGGTAACCCTGTTTTCGATCTTGATATTCTTGCTCGCATGTCTGTGCATTTCCGTGCGGGTGAGCAGGGCTATCTTCACGAACTTCAAAAGAATGTGTTGGAGTTTCGGTGCTGACTGTTTGGGAACGCCCTAAAAGGTGGAGTGGTTATGTCCTTGGGGTGGATACTGCTGAGGGTTTGGGGCATGGCGACTATTCGTGTGTCCAAGTTATTGATGTGAAGGAGGGGGAGCAGGTCGCTATTTGGCATGGCCGTATCCCGCCTGACGAATTGGCTTACGAGGTTTACAATCTTGGAATTTGGTACGGGAATGCTTTGTGTTGTGTGGAGTCGAACAATCACGGGTTGACGACGATTGTGCAGTTGCGCCAGTTGGGGTATCCGAACTTGTTCCGTAAGCGTTCGTTGAATAGTGACACCAACAAGATGAGTCAAGAGTATGGGTGGAAGACGACACGTACATCCAAGCCGTTGATGATTGACGATTTGGGTATGGCGTTGAAGAATGAAGAGTTGGTGTTGCGTTGCAAGGACACGGTGGCTGAGTTGCGGACGTTTGTCCGCAATGAGCGGGGTTCAATGTCGGGGTCGCCTTATGATGATCGGGTCATGTCGTTGGCTCTCGCTAACCAGATGCGCAAGTATGCGTTTGTACCGGAGTACGTGCAGAAGGTGGATGACACTTGGACGTTCGATTGGTGGCGTAGGCAAGTCCGCGATCCGACCCCTGATGTTGATATCATTGGTTTGAACACGGCTCGTGGGACACCTTGAGTCTTTATTTAGGACATAACCGACCGAATGGAGCGTCCTATAATGAGTAACCGAAAGTTTAATGCTTCTGGGATGGGTGCGAACCCTAAGTTGAATAGTGCCCAGTTGTACAATGGCCCTGCCCGTCCGGGCGGTTCACAGAAGGCCACGTTGCGTGCCGACGAGGGTGGCAACCGTCAGAGCAGCAACGAGCAGGCACCGCGTTCAACGCCGCTCAACCAGCATGGTGTTCAGGGTTCGGTTGAACCTTCGGCCAAGCAGCCGAAGAGTGCGAACCACCCAAGTTGATTCTGCCATCTGACGCAACCTACGAACAGTTTGAAACGTATGTTACGGACCTGAAGGGTCCGAAGAGTCGTTTGGAACTGGCGGAGTTGTGGGAGTGGCGTCAGAAACTGTTGGGTATCAGGGTTGTTACCGGGCGCGGTTATCGTGAACGGGAATGTCCTGCTGACGAACATCATCTGACCCTGCGCGAGCGGGAGAAGAAGGTGATCGCTGAGGCCCGTGCGGCAGGAATAGAACCTGAGAGGGCATCCGTGTAATGGCACGAGAAACAAAAGCGGAACAATTCGCTACGGTTAAAGAACGTATCGACAAGACTCATCGTTGGCGTGTTGACGAGGGTTACGACGCTATGTGGCGTCGCATGATTGATATGTACCGTGGTAAAACATATTTTGGTACGCCTACCGCTGGGACTGACCGGGTTTCGGTCAACCTTGCATTCAGTACCATCAATGTGATTGCACCTGCTGTTGCGGTAAACCATCCAAAGATCACGGTTACTGCGAATAAGGAAGGCGACGAAGATCGCGCCGTGTTCGTGGAAGCCGTCATCAACTATTTGTGGCGACACCACGATTACCGGAAGCCTTTCCGCAGGGCCGTAAAGGACTTCCTGATCGTTGGGCATGGATGGCTTAAGGTTGGTTGGCGCTTCGTGGAAGAAGAGCGCCCATTAACTGCCGCAGAGCGGGATACGGAAATCTCCACTGTTGCGACAGAAGTTCAGGATTTCGCTTACGCCAACCCTGCTATGGCTGGGGATCTCCCCACCGATGAGGACATCATCGCCGGGGTACCTACTACCGCTATGGAGGTGGTGGAAGATCAGGCTTTCGTGGAGCGGATCAGCCCATTCGACATGCTGGTTGACCCAGAGGCGACATGTTTGGAAGACGCCAAATGGATTGTTCAACGCATTGTGCGGCCTTTAGCGGAAGTCAAGAAGGACAAACGCTTCAAGGCGGGTGTCCGCAGGGCACTTACCGCCGATTCGGGTGTGCGTTACCGGTGGGATAACGACACGGAACGGGAACAGTACGCTGATTTGGCAGAGCGGGTCAGCCTCTACGAATACTACGATATTGAACGAGGCACCCTGTCGGTGTGTGCTAGTTCTGGTGAGGACTATCTGCTGGATCCCACACCGATGCCGTATGCGTTTGGGCATCCTTTCGTGATGCTACGGAACTATGACGTTCCTGACGTGTTCTACCCGATAGGCGACTTGTCGCAGATCGAATCGTTGCAGGAGGAACTGAATAAGACACGAACGCAGATGGTGAACCATCGGAAGCGTTACGCCCGCAAGTATCTGTTCCATGAGAGGTCGTTTGGTCCAGAGGGCCGGGAGGCTTTGGAATCCGATGATGACGGTCGATTCGTTCCTGTCATTGACGAAAATCGGGATCTGGGTAGTGTCGTAGCACCGCTACCGCAAACCCCGCTATCTCCAGAAATCTATCAGCAGTCTCAAATCATTGAGAATGACATCAATACGGTGTCGGGCATTTCCGAATATTCGCGTGGTCAGATGCCAGAGATCCGTCGCACAGCGACGGAGGCAAGCATTATTGCTGATGCTGGCAATGCCCGTTCTGCCGACAAACTAGCCACAGTGGAACTTGTTGTATCCACGGTGGCTCGCATGGTCATGCAACTGATGCAGCAGTACATGACTGAAGCACAGATGGTTCGTGTAACCGGCAAGGACAATGAAGAGTATTTCGTCGCCTACGAGCGTGGTGACATCGTTGGCGAATACGATTACAACATTCAGGGTGGTTCAATGCAGCCACTCAATGAGACAGCCCGCCGTCAGGAAGCCATCTCTTTGATGAATGCTTTGGCGCCGCTTGTAGGCGTTGTCGTTGATCCCGGTGAACTGGTCAAACACGTTCTCCAATTCGGTTTCGGTGTCGCTGACCCTGAAAAGTTTTTGATTCAGCAGCAGACACCACAGGACATGGAGGCTGCGCAGGCTGAGGCCGGAGCGGCCCCAGACCCATTCGGCGGTCAACCCGGTATGCCCCCACCCCCTATGGGTGGCGGGGCGGGTCCAATGCCGAATCAGGCTTTTGAGGCAACCGGAGGGGTGCCTCCCGAACTGTTAGCACAACTCCAAAACCAGATGGGGGTGGAGTTGCCTAACTTGTAATGGGACACCATGTCCCTTTGAGTAGGAATACCCGAAAGGATTCCGATGGTTATGGAAGCAGATTCAACAAGTGACAAGTACAGCGTCAAGATTGACGGCGAGGTGCTTGAAGTCACATTGGATGAACTTCAGAATGGATATCAGCGACAGGCGGATTACACCCGTAAGACGCAGGAGTTGGCATCTGAACGCGAGAGATTGGCTCAAGGAGAGGCAATCGTCCAAGCATTAGAGGCAAACCCGCAGGAAGCAGTTTCGGCTTTGGCCGATGCTTTCGGGGTTGCTGGAGGCAACCAAATCAACGACCAGACTCAACCGGAAGAAGATTTGGACCCAGAAGAAGTTCGCTTGCGACGGATGGAATCTTCCATTGAGGAACATGAACGAGCGACACGACAACGCAATATGCAAAGCGAAGTTGATGGACTTCGGGAGAAATTCAAGGCTGACATAAACGAACGGGAACTTTACGGTCACGCTTTAAAACACAACATCGGCAACCTTGAGGCCGCTTACGCTCACATGACTTATGGTGATGTGCAGCAGAAGGCCACGAATGCTGGGATTGTGGATGAGAAGCGGGCCGCGAACGTGGTTGAATCCACGGTCGGAAGTACCGAATCGTCGGTGTCTAGCAATGTTTCTACCGCTGTGAACTCTCTACGCGATGCTTTTGTGATGGCAAATCAAGAACTATCCGGTTCATAAACAACTATTAGAAAAGGGGTGACTTAGCATGGCCGCAGGAAACGCTGATTTCAATCAGATTCTTAGCACTACGCTAAAGAACTACATCCCGAAGTTGGCGGATAACGTCTTTACTGCCCGACCGCTGTTTTATGCGCTTACCAATGGACAGACATTGCGGCGCATCAGTGGGGGTGCGAAGATCGTTGTTCCGATCATCTACGGGACAAACTCAACCGCTGGTTCGTATGCGGGCGACGACACTATTGCCATCACGGCTCAGACAGGCATTTCGGCTGCTGAGTATTCGTGGAAGCAGTACGCCGCCAGCGTAACGATCACCGGTATTGAGGAAGCCAAGAACAACGGTGAAGCCGAAATCATTGACTTGCTTGAAGGCAAGGTCATGCAGGCTGAGGAAACCATCATTCAGAACATGAACACAATGTTCTGGGGTGACGGTACCGGCAACGGCGGTAAGGATATGAACGGCCTCAACAAGTTGGTTGGGACCGGTCTTACCGTTGGCGGCATTGATGCCACCGATGCGGACAATGACTGGTGGAGGTCAACCCTCCGCAACGGTCCTCTGGACGCAGGTTCTGGCGTGTTGACAATCGACGCTATGGCGAAGGTGTATAACACCATCTCTGTTGGCAACGATCAGCCGACAATTATCATTAGCGATCAGGATGAGTATGAGGCTTACGAGGCTCTACTTCAGCCGCAGTTGCGGTACACGGATTCCCGTGTGGCAGATGCTGGATTCCAGAATCTGCTCTTCAAGGGTGCCCCTGTTACCTATGACACGGACACTGAACTGGCTACTAAGATGTTCTTCTTGAACACTAAGTACCTCAGACTGGTTGCTCATACAGAAACTTGGTTCCAGACGACTCCGTTCGTTCGGCCCACCAATCAGGACGCGCGGTACGCGCAGATCCTCTGCTACGGCGAGTTGACTACAAGCAACCGCGCCCGACAGGGAATGATCTACGCCCTCGCGGACTGAACAAACTAGGAGTAGAACTTGAAACGAGAAATCGCTCTTGTTTACAGCAAACATGCTGAATTAGCAGGCGCACGCGGTTCCGCACCATCCCATTACGCACCCGGCTCACGCTCTGGTGCGAGGATGGTGCCCGGCGTGACCGGCGACTTGAGTGAACCTCCCATTTCTCGTAACGGGTTCTGTTCCGAAATGACCCGCCACGGGGCGCCCTGCAAAGCGCGTCCCGTGGCCGGGTCTACCCTCTGTATCGGGCATACGAGACAGAAGGTAGCCAATCAATGACGGCAATGACCATTGCCCAAATGCGCACACAGGTACGCTCTATTGTAGATATTGACGCTACCGACATTTCTGACACTGTGATGGACAACATCCTTGGTCAAGGATACGATCTGATTGTCTACAGTGAGAAGCGGTGGCCGTTCTTTGAGACTGCGACCACATTCAATACTGTTGATGGTCAAAAGGACTACCCGCTCGCCACTGTAGGCGCCTCTGTTACAGAGGGTTTACGTGAAGTTGCTGCATTGCGTAACGACGATCACATCATCGGATTCATTGGTTCAGATAACGCTGATTCCAATTACCCGTTGAATGTCGCTTCATCTGGGCCACCGTGGAATTGGAGTTACTGGAACGATACGGTACGCCTGTATCCCACACCTGACGGGGTACAAACTATTTACGTTCGTGGTTTGCGGGATGCTGCGGCGTTCGGTACCGGTGTGTCCGATGGCACGGAACCCGATCTTCCTGATCCTTTCCATGCGATACTTGTTACTTATGCCATTGGAAAGGCATACTTGCAGCAGGAGGATCCGGTAATGGCAAATCAGTATCAGTCCCAGTTCATAGCGGACTTGGACAATGTGGCCCGTCGATACGCTGACGTTCCAGCACCTCAGCCAATGATTGCCAATAGCCGCTCATCGTCACGGTATTTGGCGGGATATGGCGCATTGCGCTACGCCAATACTGGTGGCATCATCTGGTAGCAAGCGATGGCCCGCCAATTCAAACTAGAGGTATTGGAAGCCTTCACTGGCGGTCTGAACCTCCGTTCAGACCAGTTCAATCTTGCAGAAAACGAATCCCCGGATTTGTTGAATGTGGTCGTTGACCCTCGCGGTGGTATCCGTCAACGCGACGGAGTGGATCGCCTCAACACCACCGCCCTGAGTGCAGACATCAAAGGCATCTGGGGGTTCTTTACCGATAGCGGAACTTCACAGATCATGGTTAACTATGGCACCGCTGTCGCTTATGCGACCTCAGGCAATTTTACTGACTTGACTGGCATCACTGTGCGAACCGCAGGTTCGCGTGTATACGGCATGACAATGAACAATGTCGCTTACGGGGTATCGGGTGACAAGGTTTCATTCAGATGGAATGGTTCCGCCGCAGCGGATCTTGGCCTCGTATTGAATGGTTCGGCAGGAAACTTTCCACAATGCCAATACGTAACCTTTTGGAACAACTTTGCGTGGACGGCCAACACAGTCGAATCAGGGACATCGCATCCCTCTCGTGTGCGTTGGAGCAACAGTAACGACCCGGAGAAGTGGGCGGCAGCCGACTACGTAGACATTGACATAGGCGAACGCGGAGACTACATCACCGGTCTTGTTCCCGCAGGGGACAGGTTGCTGGTTTTCAAATCCAACAGTGTTCACGCCATCTACGGTTTCGATTCCGATTCCTTTCAAGTCGTCAACCTGACCAACGATGTTGGATCGATTCCTCTCTCGTCCCCAATTTCCACCACGTTCGGGACTTTCTTCTGGTACGCCAATAACGGCGTTTACGCATACGACGGGGAGCGCTTCATATGGCTGTTTGCTAAACTGCAACCAGCGATTGATGATGGGCGCATACGAAACCTAGAGACTAATCCCCCGCAGTTGGCGTGGGGAAACAACAAACTGTATGTATCCGTAGATTGGTTGGAGGATGGTGTAACTGCTCGCCGCACCCTGATTTACGATCCCACTATGGGGGAAGGTGGTGCGTGGGTGACGACCGATATCGACGTTGCCCCCCTGTATGCGTACAACCCTCCGAATGCGACATCAACCGTTTACGGCGGTTGTGTCGCCAACACTGGGGTTCTTGTAGACGTGGAGGATGCGCAGAATCGAACGAGTGATCGGTACGTTGGTTCTACGGAGGCTCACATCTCGTCCCATTTTGTAACCCGATGGGTTACGGGGCGTGACCCTATTGTGAAGAAGCGGTGGGGTCGCCCTAGAGTGGTGCTGTCAGCCGAATCTACGATCATTTTGCCGATTCTGATTTACAAGGATTTCGATAAATCGGAACAGTCGAACGCTTTTGAACTGTCGGTGACTGGAAAGGTATCCCAATCTCGTTGGGATACAGCCAAATGGGATGATGCCGATCCCGAATCGGCATATCTCGCTGAATGGGACGCGATTTCTTCCAATTTGACCGCGAATGTGCAGAATCTGCCCACACTTGGGACAGGAAGAAGTATTAGTATGAAGGTCAGCGGACCTTCCACAAACAACCATTGGGAAGTAAACGCTCTGGCGTTCACTTACACGCCAAGGAGACTTAGATAAATGGCAACACTCGCTGTTACAAACACGTTCGCCGCTGGGACGACCATCGTCGCTGCGGACATGAACACCAACTTTGATGATGTTGAAGCGTTCGTCAATACCACACCGGGTGTTGTTCAGAATGACATCGTTGACGTATTGGGTGATTTGATTGTTGCTACGGCTGCTGATGCAGTTGGTCGGTTAGCGGCAGGGACTAACGATCATTGTCTTGTAGCGGACAGCACCGTGGCTGCTCATGGACTGAAGTGGGCTGTTCCTACCGATAGCACCAAGATGCCTCTTGCGGGAGGAACATTTACTGGGGCAGTCGCTGCTGGAACTGATGGTGTCGGGGTGGATGTAACATTTCACTCTACGACCGCAGGCGACAACATGCTGTGGGATGCGTCGGAAGAGAAACTGGTCATCACGGGCACTAATGGGGCGAACGCCTTGGAGGTTGCTGACGGTGATGTTTCGATTACTGACAACCTGACGGTGACCGGGAACCTGACGGTTACCGGCAAGACGACCAACCACCTAACTATCGAAAACAACTCCGACGCTGCTATCGCTCCCGCTCTCGGGGATGAGAACACATACTTCGTTACAACACACGCTACGGCGTTGGTGACGTTGCCGCAGGACTCCGCTGAGGCGTTTGAAGAAGGCACCGTCATATATTTTGAGCGCAACGGAACGGGAACGCTTACGTTCGCGGCTGGTACTGGCGCTTCAGTTACATCGAAAGATTCGACATTGACTTGTGCGGACAGGTACACGACAGTTGCAGCCGTCAAGGTGAGTGCAAACGGATGGTCGCTAATCGGGAACATCGGTTAGATAGGTGAGTATGCTTCTCTCCGTAGTCGCCGGTCAGGGCGGTATCAAGGTGCCCGGCGCGCCGGGAACCCTGTCGTTGGCTGCTGGGTCAAACTCTAACGAGGACATCGACCTGTCTTGGTCGGCACCATCCGACACGGGTGGTGGCACCGTTTCTGGCTACAAGATCGAAATAAGCACCAATAGTGGTGTGTCTTGGTCAACGGAGGTGGCTGACACCAGTTCGACCGGCACTACTTACAGCGATACAGGGTTGACGGCCAATACCCGATACGACTATCGGGTATCGGCAATCAACGAGAAGGGTGCTGGTGCGGTAAGTAACGCTCCGAACCTGACGACTACCAACGTGATGATTGTTACATCGTCTGGAGCGACTGTCACGACTTACGCCAGTTACAAGTCGTACAAGTTCACCGGTAGCGGTTCAATCACTATCGTATCCAACCCGGCTAGTGCGGCGGCTGATGTGATGATAATCGGTGGCGGCGGTGGCTCATCGGCCATCAACACATCAGCCGGTAGCGGGGAGGCACCCGGTGGCGGTGGCGCTGGTGGCGTACAAGTAGTTACTGGATTCACCACAGGCACGGGAACATTCTCAGCCGGCATCGGTGCAGGGGGAGGCGGTGGGTATACGGAAGGTAGTTCCACTACCTTCACGGGGCAGTCCAACAGCGGTGGGGGCGGGGGTTGCAATCCTTCCAGCAGCGGGAGGGCCGGTATCGCAACCGGTGGCGCTGGCGGTGGTGGCAGCGGCTACCGATTCGGCGGCTATGGCGGCGGTAGCGGCAGGCAGGGCAGCGGTGACACTTATGGTTACATCGGCGGCAGCGGTTGCAACGGGTATTACTACAACTTCGCAGGCGGTGGCGGTGGTGGTGGTGCTACAGCCACCAGCACTTCATGCTCGGCCAATCTGGGCAACTTGCACGGCGGGGGTGGCGGTGCTGGGGTATCCAACACTTACTTAGATGGAACGACCGACACATACGCTGGCGGCGGCGGTGGCTCAAACTGGAACCTCCACGGAACAACGGAGCATCAACCGTTGGGGGCTGCCGGTGGCGGCAACGGCAGTAGGTATGCGTACCTGACGGAAGGCACAAACGGGACTGCGAATACGGGCGGCGGCGCTGGTTCTCAGATTGGATCTGATATGACCGGCGGTAGCGGCATAGTTATTGTTCGGATACCGAACTAAGGATGCTCGTCTAATGGCACATTTCGCAGAAGTCGATGAAAGCAACATTGTTATCAGAGTGCTGGTTGTTGGCGACGATAACGAACACCGGGGACACGAGTTCCTAGCCGACGATCTTGGGTTCGGCGGCACTTGGATCAAGACTTCTTACAATACCCGCAATGGCATTCATGTGGACCCTTTACATCGGCTGCCCGATGGGGGAACACCGCTGCGGGAGAACTACGCAAGTGTCGGTT